TCTAAGCTCTGCCAATCTAAGCTCTGCCAATCTAAGCTCTGCCAATCTAAGCTCTGCCAATCTAAGCTCTGCCAATCTAAGCTCTGCCAATCTAAGCTATGCCAATCTAAGCTATGCCAATCTAAGCAAACGAGTTGTAGTAATTAATGGGATATGTAAATGGTCATTACGATATAATGAATATACGGACAAAAAACTCAGAATTGGTTGTGAGGCTCGAACGATTACAGAATGGAATAAGTTTTTCAAAAGCACAAAAACCATCGAAACACCGAGAAACACGGCGGAGTTTAAGCGTATAAAATTGGCATTTGAAACCATCAAAACACTAATTAAATTATGGGGGATGAAATGAAAATCATATATTTAGAAGATGATGAGAGCCTTCAATCTTACTTCAAAACGCTGTTTTCTGAAATGGCCGAAATTGTCGGTTATCGCACTATAGAGGAAACCGTCCAACATTTGAAGATTAACGGCCCGAGCATTGACGGGATAATAACAGATGATAATGTCCTCGACGGTGGAGTCGTTCACAACTTCGACCGGATTCGCTCAATATATAAAGGCCCTGTTGTTTTGATATCTGGCAACGATTACGAACTCGACGAAATGCAGGAGATCGGATTCACTCACTTTTACCAGAAGCCCGTCGGAATGAATGAATACACGGAAGCCATTAAAATGATTGAGGGCTCTATTTAATGGACGTAGTCAAGAAATTAATCGACGCCTCCCATGTCGGCCTTCCTGCATTGTTCGCCGTCGGAGTGAGAGACACAACACAGATGAAACGCGCTCCATTTGGGCGGTTGCTGAATATCTCGGTCAAGGTTCGGAGTTTAGAAGAGCATGGAAACTTTCGCGGCAAAGTGCAATTTGTCTATGAAAATCTCCCTGAACATTTGGAGGGACAATTTGCGAGTTGTGACGAATTCTACGACTTTACAAAGTGCCAAGCTGGATTTTGTCACACTCATGTACATGAGATCGACGGTCAAAAGGTTATCACTCGCATGGCCCGTCGGTCTAACTTTAAAGATCAAAAAGACGAAACCGAGTATCAAGAAAAACTTAAAATTCCAGGTGAAAAATATCTCGCTGAATTAATGGGTATGGATTTATCCGACCTCGAAACGATTTATTATCAGTGGAAAGTCGAAAATAGAAACGGAGTAAAATCATGACCCAATCAAAAAGAGGCTCTCTCGCTGAGAGTCTGACAAACGTCGCTATTGGTTACGGTATAGCCATTCTCACTCAAGTGATAGTTTTTCCGCTGTTCGGTATCCATGCGTCAATCGGTCAGAATATCGGTATAGGTGCATGTTTCACTGTTGTAAGTATCGCCCGTTCGTATTGTATACGGCGGCTGTATAATTATTTTAATTTTTTCTCAAGGGGATAATATGTTTAAAGAAGGTGATATTGTCGCAGTTCTAAAGAATACAGAAATCAATGGAATACATGGACGAACGCTAATTCCAAAAGGTTCGGCTGGTAGTGTTGTCAAGGTTGACAATGATGACGGTGTAGTAAAAATTGATGTTCTCGGTATATTGTCATGGTTCGATTTTGACGAAGTCGAGAAGGTAGACTCTGAAACACAGAATATTTTGAAACAGAGAAGCGGGGTTAAGTACGATTCTGAGAAATTACAATACCAATTAATCCCGCCCGAGAGTCTTGAGAAAATCGCCGAAGTTCTCACATTTGGCGCGAAGAAATACCCGCAACCGGACAACTGGAAGCGTATAGATGACATTCAAGGCCGTTATATCGGGGCGTTAATGCGACATGTCGAGGCGTATCGGTCAGGCGAAAAGATCGACCCTGAGTCGAAGTTGCCACATTTGGCTCATGCTGGGTGTTGTTTGATGTTTATGTTATGGGCCGATGACACTCAAAAATCAGATTGAGTCAATCATGGTTGACGTTCCAGCCTGTCGGAACAGTGACCGCTTATTGTATCAATTCTACCTCGAGAGACACTTTCCTAGCGTGTTTGACAGAATAGGTCACATTAAACCGGAAATGTCGTCTCAGGCCGTCTCAGCGTCAAAAATAGAGCGTCTGAGGCGAATCATTCAAGGCTCAGAGCGTCGATTATTGCCTACTTGCTGGAAAATCGCCAGGGAGCGGCGGGTTTTGCGAGTAGCATGGGAGGCGTGGGTTAAGGCTGAAAAATTAAAGGGTGTTTTTCCTTAAAATATGTTATACTCTCTATGTCGTTCTATCCTTGTGTTAGAGCCTCCTTTATCTTTTTGTTCCCCAAGATCAAAACATATCGTATGGGGCGGGCTTAGTGCCTTGCCCCCCTTTCTAAAACTTGGGAGCCATTGGGGAACGGTTGGGGGTGATTATGAACAAGGAGTCAGAATGTCGGATAATAAAAAATACTACTACCTAAAACTCAAGGATAACTTCTTTGAGCAAGACGCAATCCAAGCCATTGAGGGCGAAGAAAACGGATATATTTACTCAAATATAATCTTAAAATTATACCTAAAGTCTGTTAAGCATGAAGGCTGTCTAAAAATAACCGAGGCCGTTCCATATTCCCCCGCTCAAGTTGGGATATTGGCAAAAGCTATTCACCATGATATTGCACACGTCAAAGAGGCAATTAAAAAAGCTCTTGAATACGGCATTATGGCATTGGTAGACGGGCATGAGATGTGGTTTACAGATATTCAGAATTATATAGGCCATTCAAGTACCGAGGGCGACCGAATTAAGGCACATAGAGAGAGATTAAAAAACCCTCAAAAGTATCGTAAACTCAAGGAAATAGAGGCGACCGTACAAACGTACGACAAATGTACACCAGAGTTAGAGTTAGATACAGAGAGAGAAATAGAGATAAAGAGAGAGACAAAGCCAAAACCGCCCCGCCATAAATACGGAGAGTATAAGAGGGTCTTGCTCACAGATGATCAACTCAACACCTTAAAAGCCTCTTTTCCTACCGATTGGGAGTCTCGAATTCAAAACCTCGACGAATATATGGAGATGAAAGGCGCGACATATAAAAATCATTTACTTACTATCAAGAAATGGGCGCACAAAGATTTTATTAAAGCAAGGACTCGACCAATCGAGGACGTGGCGACGTTATGAAAATATTCAATGAAGATTGTATTCCGGCTATAAAGGCAATGAAAGAAAATCAATTTGATATTTGTATAACATCACCACCCTATAATATGAACTTGAGGATTATGAACGGCAAATATAAATCACGTCAAATAGTGCGGGAGTTGTCTACAAAATACATGGGATATGATGACAACCTTCCCATGGATGATTATTTCGAGTTTTTGCGGGGCGTTGTCGCTGAGTTGGTTCGGGTTTGTGGTTTAGTGTTTTTTAATGTTCAAATAGTCACAGGAAACAAGCCATCCATTTTCCGATTATTGGGCGAGTATCATGATCAAGTAAAAGAGTTGATTGTTTGGGATAAGACCAACGCCGAGCCATCAATTTCTGATGGGTGTCTCAATAGTGAGTTTGAATTATTGATTGTTTTTTCGTCAAAAGCATTGACGCGGGCCTTCTCTCCTGCTTATTTCGAGCGGGGGACACTGTCGAATATTTTTAGAATCAAAAAGGGTCGATCATCCGACCCCACCCATGGGGCGTCGTTCCCTGTTCAGTTACCTAGTAAAATATTATCAAACTTCGGCAAGCGGGGCGATTCTGTTCTCGATCCGTTTGCTGGGACTGGCACAACTGGGATCGCATGTCATGACTTTGGGTTTGATTTTACGGGTTATGAAATAAACCCGGAATATTTTAAAACTATGCAGGGACGCATTAAAAGACACAGCGACCAAATGAGGCTATTATGAACCTACCATCCAACGTAAACAGCGTATTAAAGAATCTCGTAACCGTCGGCCAGTGTGCATGCGGTCAAGATATTAAACTCCCGGCCTTCGCGAAAACGTTACCCCCGCCTGAAAGGTGCGGGGGTTGTGAGGGCATATACCGAGCGGCCAAAGAAGAGGCTGACATTCAGCGAATCGCAGAGGGAATCAACGATGAAAAAGTTGAGCGTATCCAGGCCGTTAAGGACACCGGAAAGCGACTAACTACGCGAGAAATTCAGGATTATGTCACGGCGTTGTATAAAGATCGTACAGGCTTTCCAGCGGGTGCGGAAATATCAGCTCAGTATATCAGCGTACTTGGTACATATTGCGACGAGCGAGTGAAAAAGAATTTTATTTACTGGATATATCAGTCTACCGAGAAGCCGACCATTAAGCGGTTTTTAGAGACTATGGGTGTTAAGAATTATAACGGGAGGGCGAATTGAAAACACTACATTTAACACTAAAAAAGAAATGGTTTGACATGATTGTTAGCGGTGAAAAAAAAGAAGAGTATCGAGAAATTAAGCCATATTGGTCTAAACGCCTGACGAATGGCAAATACGACCGGATTTTATTTAAAAATGGTTATTCGCGAGGTTGCCCGTCTGTAATGGTTGCATTGAGGGATATATCCCAAAGCCTTGGAATTGTTGAATGGGGAGCGCCCGAGGGCGAAATGGTTTATATTCTTAGGCTCGGACAAATCATTTCATGACTAACTTCATAGACACCGCCAAAAACATGGGCCTCGTTAAACAGAGAAACCCACTCGACGAATTCATGTCGGAATATTCAGCGACCGAGCGGAATCTATCCAAGCATCTGAAGGCTCTCGAGTTTTTCCGTGAATATTATCGGCTTAGAATCGAGGCTCGGAATGTTGACTCTGAGCTGAAAAAGACTGGTAAAAAAATTGCAGACGTATTACAATAAGCGAGGGGAACAATTATGATATATAGAGATCATTTTCAAAATTACAAATCTTACGGAATACCAAAAGCACAATTAATTATTGCGGATATACCTTACAATCTCGGTAATAATGCTTACGCCTCGAATCCGTCATGGTATAAAGACGGCGACAACAAAAACGGCGAAAGCAAATTAGCTGGGACTGAGTTCTTCGATACTGACAAGGATTTTCGACCCGCTGAATTCATGCACTTTTGCTCGAAGCTATTAAAAAAAGAGCCAAAAGAAAAAGGCAAATCACCATGTATGATTGTTTTTTGTGAGTTTGAGCAACAATTTCCACTTATAGAATTGGCGAAGCGTTACGGATTAAACAGGTATATTAACCTTGTTTTTAGAAAAAACTTCTCAGCTCAAGTATTAAAGGCAAATATGCGGGTAGTTGGTAATTGTGAATATGCTCTAATCCTTTACAGGGAAAAATTACCAATGTTTAATAATTTTGGGAAAATGATTTTTAATTGCATTGATTGGGAAAAAGACACAATGAGCGAAAAACTCCACCCAACACAGAAACCACTCGCGGTATTAAGCAAATTAATCAAGATATTTACAAACGAGGGCGACGTAGTAATTGACCCATGCGCCGGGTCTGGTTCGACATTAGTCGCGGCAATTCAAAACAACCGGAAGGCGTTCGGATTTGAGATTAAAAAGGATTTTTATTTGAAGGCGAAAAAATGGATTGATGATACCTCTAGTATTGGGATGGTTAAGGATAAAAACGCTCCGACATTTTTTGAAATGGAAAACGCATGAACCCATTCACAGCCTATAATATGACCAACCTCCCCCGCCCGTCCGGTGTCGTCTGGAAGAAAAAAGATATTGACGCATGGATAGCGCAAATTAACCCGTCTATTAAGTGGAAAATTCAGCGATACAAAACGAAATCTAATCAGGAGAGCGTCGACGGTTATCTCTACGCCCTTTTATACGGCCATGCTGAGAATCGTTGGTGGACTTTTACGACTCCCGAGAAGGCCATGGAAGTCGTCGATGTGTTGAGTAATCCATAGCTGGACTAATACCAGAGCAAAAAACAAAAGGAGAATAGAATGGAATTAGCAGAAACGGTAAAGACACAAACAGAGGTTGATAAGTTAATAGCGGACATCAAAAAGCAGAATGAAATCATGAAAATAGCGCTAAGGTGTTCGTTTCCATATTTTCTGAGGTATGAACCAGAGGACGATAAGGATTATAAGCAGTGCAAAAAGATAGCTGATTCGATTAAGCAGATTTTAGATAGCTTTAAATCATAACAGGGGGAAACATAATGACTATTTCATTTAATGAGATACCACCAGAGAAAAGGAAGAAAATACGGGAATTGATCGATAGCGGGGAGGATGTTTTTGAAAGGAAAAACTCTAATTTCTTTCGGAATTGGTGTCGGATTAACGCTGGAATGGACACTGACGCCAACCCCCTACCACCAGCACCCAAGGAGGCGGAGTGAACATTCAAGAAAAAGGAAAACGTTTCGAGCGTAGAATAGCGAAAACGCTCTCGCAAATGTTCGGCCAGGATATACGACGGACTCCCAATTCAGGCGGGTTATCTCTCAAAGGTGATATTATGACCGTTCAAGAAGGCCCGCTTAAACGCTTTCATTATGAACTCAAGCATCATGAAACGGTCAAAATCTGGGATTTCATCAAACAATCTCAAGCCGACGCTGACCCGGGGAAAATCCCGCTTGTTATATTTACCCGAAATCAGGCAGATGATTATGTCACGTTAAAATTTGACGATTTTTTTAACTTAGTTAAGGAGTGCGAAGATATGAGATTATTATATAAAGAGAAGCAAAAACCCATGAGCGTCGAAGAGTTTGAGAAGGATTTCGGCGTCGAATTGCATGTCATTGCTAAAGACAGCGTATATTATGCAGAGTTCAAAGGAAAAGAAAAAGCGAACCCGATGTTTAAAGCAGAGTTGAAAAGCGAAGGTCATCAGCCTGTTATGGGTCATGAGAATCCGGCCGAGGCCGTTTCGCAATTATTTTCGCTTATCGAGGGTACTTACTCAGGCCGTGGATTTCCAAAAGACAAGCAAGATAAAAGAATTCCAGTGATTGAAGTACCAAAAAACCTGTAATAATGTTAAAATAAGGACTCACATGCATAAAACAATCTATTTCTTTTCTGGTGTTTTCAAGTTTATCTTTAGATCATCACCCGCCGCCGCCATTGTATTTTCAACAATATACGGAAACCCAAACCCAGGACTGGCCGCCGTCGCTATTATTTACTTTTTCATGTATATATTGCAGATAGCCCGAACTCAAAAGGTCGAGGATAGGGCCGATAAAATACTTTTTAGCACTTTCGATGTTATACGCAAGAATAATTTAACCGTACGAACTCCAGGTGATTCGGACAATGAAAAAACCACCTAAAGAAGAAACAAAAGCCGGATATTGGGACGACATTCGCGATTCTCTCGAAATATTAAAGAAAGCTAAAGACCGCACTGACTACACGAACAACCCGAAACAGCTCCTCGCTAAAGCCCTTGAGTATTTCCAGTGGTGCGACAACAACCCCATTGGTGACAAAGTCCGACCCTATACGGTCGCTGGTTTATGTATAAAGGGATTAGGCAGAGCCGGAAATTATCTCGCTGACCTAAAGGGTGACATTAAAAACGGTCAAATAGAAGAGAAGGACGAATTGTCCGAAGTCGTTGAGCTTATTTATTCAATTTGTGACAATCAAAAGCTCGAAGGGTCAATGGTTAATATATTTAATTCCAATATTGTGGCTCGATTGTTGGGTCTCGTTGATAAACAACAGGTCGAAGAGAAGGGAAACATCACGCTAAATGTTAGCGAGGCCGAGGCCGACGTTTGATTGAAGCTAAATCCACGCCAAACAGAAGCGATTCAGTTATTAAATAATCCAGAGAAAACCTTCTATCTTCTCTACGGTGCGGCACGTTCAGGCAAAACGATGCTGATTTGTAGGTATTACATTCTCACGGCTATCAAATACCCTGGGTGCCGGTTATTACTCGGTCGGTTTCGCTTTAATCACGCTAAACTATCAGTGTGGGTGCAAACACTCATGCCACTTGTAAAAGAAATGCTCCCGATTGGGTCGTATGAAGAGAACCGAACAGACTGGATTCTCAAGATAGGCGATAGTGAAATATGGCTCGCAGGGTTTGACGACAAGGAAAGGGCCGAGAAAATACTATCTATGGAATTCGCCAGGATAGCAATTATTGAAATGTTTCAGATATCATTCGAGGTGTTTGAGATATTACGCTCCCGGCTGAATTCGCCTAGAAATATAGTCGACCAAAAAGGGAATCGAATAGCCACTAAAATGATCGGAGACGGTAACCCTCGAGGTAAGAAACATTGGACATATAGAGTTTTTCTGTTAGGCGTTCACCCTCAAAAGAAAGGCGAAGAGATTAAGAAGTACGAACGATACGCAAACATGAAGTTTAGGACTGAGGACAACGAGCATAACTTGTCCGATGGATATATAGAGAACAATCTCGACTCATTGTCAGGTGTACGATTAAAGCGTCTGAGGTATGGAGATTTCGCCGATGAGGTGGAGGGCGGTGTCTATAAGTTTGACCGAGCCGTCAATCACGTTGACAAGATAATAGAGTATGACCCGAATTTACCTATTTGGACGGGGTGGGATTTCGGTATTGCCTCCGATCAATTTATATTCGTGGCTCAAGTGGCAAAGACTCCCATGGGGCCGGAGCTTCGAATTATCAATGAGTACGTCGAGAACAATAAAGACTATATGCACTATCGAAACTGGTTATTCAATCAAGGCTACAATATGAACGGAGCGAGACATGCGGGCGACCCTGCCGGACGCTCAAGGGACGCTAAACTCGAGAGCTGGTTTTCTTTATTGGATAGTGTGGGAATACAACTAGAAAGCCCGTCGCGTAAATTCAGGCCCGCTGATATGATCGACGGTGCGAATAGAATTATGCAGTATGTGAGAATTAACGAAACTCAATGCCCCGACATGGTGGAAATGTTTGAAAATTGGGCGTTTCCACAGGACAAAGACGGAGCAATTAAAGAAGGTGTTTTACCAGAGCATAATAAATTTTCTCATCCAGGTACGGCGTTTTATTATACGACTTCAATGATATGGCCCCCGAGAAAAATTAGGTATAGTGTGTCAGAAATATAGATTTATGATAGTATTTAAAACAGGGGAATAATATGAAAATAACATTTGACCACAACGGCGAAGTAATAACTATTAATAAAATAAAAGAGGTTGAGATTTCCGGTGTAAAAATCGAGAAGGAATCCCATGTCGACTTAGACCCCCCGCTCTCAAGAACGCCCAAACAATTAAAGCCATTTCATAGGGCATTAAATGAATTAATCACTCAGTCTGGCAAATTCGCCTCTCAGCCCGTGGACGGGTTTTGTCTTAGTACGGAATACGACCGCCTCAATGATGCACTCAGGAGAGCCGAAGATAATATAATCGGGCCATACTACACAGTAGAGGGAAAACAATGTTAAAATACCCTCCATGCCTTACACACCTTTAAACCTCAAGAAGACCGCCGACAGAATATCACAGTTTGGCCGTGACTCTTTAAAGATCGCCGTTCAAAATAAGATTGACATATATAACGATAATTGGAAAGACCAACTCCTGCAAGAATTACGCGGCCAGTTCTCACTTAAAACCTGGGAGCGGTTGAAACTTCTCGCCTCGATTGAGTTTAACATTTTCAAGCGTGTTATCAACATGACTTCGATGGTATACAAAAACCCGGCCATGCGTCGGGCATTGCTACCCACAACAGAGAAGCCCGTCGAAGGTGTCAAGGTCGCCCCAAAAGAAGATCAAAATTATTCTGATATGATCGGGGCGTCTGATATTAACGCCGTCATGCCTCAAGTCAATCGGATGGTAAACGCTACAAATCAAGTGTTGGTTCGTCCTGTTGTCCGTGATGGTCGTATGGAAGTCGACATGTTCACCTTCTCGAATGCAGAGATAATTGTCGACCCAGATGATTGGAAGCGGATTATAGGTGTCAAGTTTTACACTGGACAATCACTGCCTATTAATTACACGTATGATGAGACTGTCGCAGATAAAAAAGCCGATGAGAAACCCACAAGCAAAGCGACAGACATAAATCAATCAGCCGTCAGTGATTATGACAAAGCAATTATATTCTTGCTTGAGAACAAAGACGCTAAAGGCAAATATCAAGATTGCATGGTCTATACAATGGTCAACAAAAACGGAGTTGAATACTCCGAAACGCCGCCCGAAAAATGTGACTATAAAGACAAAGACGGGCGGCCCGTTATACCTTTTCTCCTTTTTTGGAGAGAGTATCCCACCCTCGAGCTATTAGACTTCACAACTGGTAATGATTTGCTTGACGCCAATATGACATTCGCTATGGATATGACACACTTGCGGTATTTGAAGAAATTCCAGTCTTACAAGGTAATGACATGGCGAACCCGCGACAAGTCGAAAATGCCGAATACAATCACAATCGACCCCGGCTCATTGACAGTCGAAGAGGACAGCGAAGGAAGCGGGAACACTGGCCTTGAAGTTATCGACCTCCAGGCTGATATAAAATCATTCTGGGAAACCAACAAGGACACATTGACTACTTTTTTGACGAACTATAATATAAGTCCTGAGAACTTCACAATGTCTGGGAATCCTCAGTCTGGATTCGCCGCTAAAATAAGCCGTGAAGGACAGATGGAAGCTAGACAGGCTCAGATTCCAGTATACCGAGAGCGTGAAACCGCCCTATTTAATGTTATGCGAATTGTCTGGAATACTGACGAACCGACGAAGAAAATAAGTGAAGACGCGAAGTTTGATATTAACTTCGGAGAGATTGACGTACCAATGTCAGCCGACGAAGAAATGAAACAAGATACATTCGATATTCAGAATAACGTTATAACCCCAATTGATATAATTCAACGAAATGACCCCGACCTCGACGAAAAAGAAGCCGTTGAAAAGTATCTTAAAAACAAGGCGTTTAATAGTTCCCAACGTGGGACACTGACACCGCCGGAGCAACCGGGAAATGGCGTCACCGAACCAGATAATACTTAATACAGTCAAGCAAGTCGGAGATATAGCCGACGAAAATATCCTCGCTCTCGAGGGTGTCATGGCTGATTTGGAGCGTCGATTAATAGCCGACTTCTCAAGAATAACCACCACTCAGGGTGTTGACGTTGCTCTCGCTCGCTCTCAAGTTGAGGCCATGCTGGTAGAGGCTGGATATTTCGAGCGGGTCGATTCACTTGTAAACAAATCCTTTCAGGCAGAGATTGAACTCGCTCACGGAAAATATAAGGCTTTATATAACGAATCGTTTCAGTTTTCAGCCGATAGCATGGCACGTTTAGGCGTTATCAAGCAAATGACATTCGCTGATTTTGGCGGTATTGCTGACGATATGACAAAGGGAATAGCCCGAGCGGTCATTGATAACCAATTCGGGGCAACTGATAAATTAACGCTTATTAGTGATATAGCAAAGCAGACACAAAAAACAACGAACCAAGCAAAGACGATTATTGACACAGCGACCCATGGTTATTATCAGGAAGCGAATAACAAATTGGCAGAGGATAATGGATTTACTCGTTATGTACCTGTTGGCCCGCTTGACAATAAAACAAGGGATTTTTGCGCCGCTCAAATGAGTGACCCTTCGCCACGTACAAAAGCAGAGATTCAAAGTCTAGACAACGATCAAGGGTTGTCTGTATTGACTTATTTCGGCGGGTATAATTGCCGCCACATTTGGGAACCTATCCGTGGTTAAATGTTCTCTTCATATTTTCTCATCCTATATGGCGTCACATGCCAGAGTTGTGATGTAGCCCTCGGCGTGTTCGGGGATTGATTTATAATGGGCATAATTAAGACTGAAAACGCGATCATTGACCTACGTAATATTGAGCGTCGTTTTAAATACTTAAAGACTGGGTTATCTAAGGATTTAATTGCCGAGGCTCAAGCAACTAAGATATTTTTAAAGCGTAATTGGTTGGCTGGAAAGGGTGGAGATGAAAAAGCCATGAAGGGACTCACACCCAGATATAAGAGACTCAAAACAAGTCAGGGCGGAAAGGGTATACCTGATTTAATAGGTCCGAATACTAAGCGGGGAGCTGGTGGTCAATTACAATCATCCATGGTGGTTATTAAAAAGTCATCATCTAAAGTTATAATTACATTCTCAGGAAATAGAAATTTAAACGTTGCCAGGGGATTGATTAAAAAGCGACGAGGCATGATGATGATATCTGAGAAACAAAAACGCCGAGTCATTAAGAATATTTACAAACGCATGACCAAAGGTGGTATAATGTAGGCTTATTTATGAAATACTTAATTGCTTTATTTTTATTTTTATCTCCCTTGTTTGCTGGGAATACTGTCATATATGGCATTAACACAAACCACGACCCCCGAGCGGTTAGGGTTGATGATTACGGGAATCTAAATATTACTAATGTAAACGAGGTATATTCTGAGTCATCGGTCACAAATTCAACAACCAACACATTGACAGCTAATTCTGTATTTATTGGCGGGGCTGATGATGTTAGTGAGTATTCAGCCATAACAATATTAATTCACTCAGACGCCCCGAGCGCGACAAATGGCTTAAAAATACAATTTAGTGCAGCCGCTTCTGTTTGGCATATCGGCGAAGAGTATACAATCAAGTCTAACGCCACAAAGTTTTTTACCCCGCCGATTCAAGCTAAATACATGCGTATTATGTATTCGAATGGTTCTCAGTCTCAGACTGAATTCAATATCCACACTATGCTCAAAAAATACCCGATTAAATGGTCAAGTCATAATATAGCCGAGCCGATTGTAGACGAGGATGACTCAGAGCTTGTTAAGGCGGTGTTGACTGGCAAGGACCCTGGCAACGGTTATCTAAATGTAGCCGTCACAGCCGACGGTAATCTTGCCATATCAGATAATTCCAGCGGGTTATCTATTGCTCAGGGAAATGTATCGGGGGCGTCATTTATTCATAAATTTGGAGCAACAGGTCCAGATGGAGGTTTTGACGTAGCCGACGGATTCGTTACTGTATGGGATGGAGCCGAGGATGGAACAGCATGGGAGGCTATGAACTATACCTATTCAGCAACCGCCGATATTGACGGATTGTCCTCAACAGGAACAACAGATGGGCAATTAATAGAAATTCAAGGCCTTGATTCAAGTTCTAATTTAATAATTCAAACCGTAACATTAACGGGTCAGACTCCGGTCGCCATTCCTACTAATTTGCTCCGAGTATTCAGACTAAAAAATATTAGCTCAACAAATCTGACAAATCATGTTTTTTGTTTTGTAAACGGTGGAGGGTTGACAGGTGGGGTTCCAAATCTCGCCACAAACATTAGAGCTATTATTCAGCCTAACAATAATCAAACACTCATGGCTGTCTTCACAATTCCAGATGATGGGGCGGTTGGTTATATGCGGGATTGGTACGCATCAACAGCGGGGGCAAAGAGAGATAGCACTCACACAATAAAAGTATTGGCCCGTCCACCGGGTGGAGTTTTTCAATTAAAACATATTGCGAATATTTCCGTTACTGGAACATCATATATCCAACATAGATATATTGAACCTGAAGTATTTTCAGCGGGTACTGATATAGAAGTTCAAATGGACACAGATCAAGACGCCGCCGGGGTTGCCGCTGGATTTGATATAGTTTTAGTAGAAGAGTGAATCTCAGAATAAACATGTTATAATCTCACACAATAATAATTAAATCTCCCACGGATGGGACACGCGGCCACGGAGGGCCAATTTTATGCCAGAAACAGGTCAGGAACCAACACCACCAACAAACGAAGATAATCCAATAGAGAGCTTGCCGGAGAGTTGGCAGACCACTATCAAGGATTTACGCAGAGAAGCCGGAGCATATCGAACCGGGAACAAAGACCTCAAAGCAGAGATTGACGCCATGAAGGCTGAGATTGAGCCTCTTCGTACTCTTAAGACTGAACACGAAGAAAAGAACGGCGAATATAAAACACTCTATGAATCAACCAAAGCCGAAAACGACGGCCTCAAATCAGTGGCCGAAACTAACAAAAGCTATGAAAGCTATTTTACTGACAGGATTGAGACTGTTCTCGAAGGACAGGACGAAACAATCAAAGACTTGGTAAATTCTAGTAGTAAAACCCTCGCGGAAAAACTAGAGCTTGCCGAAAAACTAGCCGGAGACAGAAAGCCGGGAGGCTCTTCTCAGGCGAACACACGCCCCGGCGGTAGTGGAAAGGGTGAGAGTGAGTATATGAAGAGATACTCAGAGACAAAAGACCCTACAGAGAGGATTAATATTCTCAATGAAGTAAAGCGGGTTGATCCTGCCATGCATGCTCGAATGTTGGAGAACGTCTCACAACTATAAACAAACAGGAATAACAAATGGCAATTTCACAATATACGGATCAAATCGACCCGCAAAACATCATAGCCGTAATGGGCAAAAACTGGCTTTATAACACTAAACTAGTACAGGGAGCGCCGAATATTTTTATTCGTGACGTGCGACCCGTTGAAGGTTCTCTTACGACTACAGTGAGGAATAAGTTTTTTCAAGGCTCATCCGGTCAGGTAGTCGCCCCCGGTGCGGCAATTTCAAGCGTCGGACGTGTTCAAAACTCTGAGATTCACCCTATCATATGGCGTGACGGAGCAATTGACGAAGACTATAAAATCATGGACGTTATCTCTAAAGCGTCTGGAGCACAGAGCATGGAGGCTGAATACGTTCAAGCGTGTAATGATGCCGCTTCTCAGTGGTTCGAAGATGCTTTCATTAAAATGATTGAAGGTGTCGGAGCCGCTATCACTGCAAACCAAACAGGGTCAGGTGCTATCGTAACGCTTGCCGGAATGATTGCCGCGAAAGCCGCTCTCGCTGATAATGGTCTGGTTCTACAGGGTGGAGCAACCCTAATGAATTCGGCTATCTATTGGAAGCTTGCTGGCCTCGGTGTAGTCGCCGCAACTTCTAATACTTTTGGTAATGCCGCTCAGGACGCCATGGTTCAAAGTGGGTCACTTCCTGAGACTGTTGTAGGACTCACTCCTATAATGAGTGACAAAGTAACCGCCGCCCCTTCAAGTAAAAATTATGTTTACTTCCTTGGGCCAAATTCTGTTGTTGTCCGTGGTAACGATTCCGCTGATATCCGGATGGCTGATAAAACAGTTATCAAGGAACAGGGAATGGTAACTACTCTCCGTCTCGCGTTTGGTCTAGGTGCTAGAAACGCAACATGGGGCAAGGCCGCTTCTGTTAATATTTCAGATACCGACCTGTCAACAGCGGCTAATTGGAGCGGATCAGACACTAACGATAAGTATGTCCGAATCGCCCGATACCACACTAACGAAAGTTAATTAAATCTTGAAGGAAACAACAATGAAAAAAATATCATTTGTATCTATTATAATCCTTCTCAGCGTGGCCCTGCTTTTTGCGGGTCGCGTTCGGGAACGTACCATAGCGACTACAGTCACCGCAAGCATGAGCACAGGAAACAACGTAGCATCAACCAATATCCTTATTGGGTATATGTCTCCTAATTCTGTGATAAGCTCTATTGACGTGCTAACATCAACGGCGTTTGATTGTTCAACAAATAACTACTTGGACATATTCGCCATTACTGAGTCTACCACAAATCAATATGTGAGCGACTATGATATGGTAGCCTTGAACACTGTTTATATTGCAATGACAAACGTCGGGTCGATTGAAAGCACATCGTACTCCGTCCCTGTTTACGCGCAACTATCATTCAGTGGTCATTCTAATGTGTCGCTTGGTGAGGCTAAAATCGTAATTAATTACGTACAATTTTAATGCCCGAGACTGAGATAGATTCTCATAAGAGTTTCGAACATGTAAAACGAAAGGTAGACGCCGCCGTCAAAAGTGGCGAGCTACCACGTGAACAAGCCCGAGAAGTGATTAATCAAGCTAGAAAGTCATACTCAAATAACGATTACAATCGGGCAATTTCTAAACATAACAGGAGTAGAGAATAATGGCTGAAACAAAAACGCCCCCGGTGGGCAACGAAGAGAAGAAACCCGAGATTAAAAAAGCAACATTGACAGTCGGAGAAAACGCCGTCATTGTTGACCGTGTGTCACCCGATGGCGTACATCTGGCAGTTAATCCTTTAAACATTGATATGTCAGGACAATTTTTCCCAACTCACTATTGGGAACAATGTACCAGTGTTAAAGGCAGGGACGTGTTAAGCGATACTACTTTCGCCGTTCGTATCGAGGCAACTCGGAAAGTTGAGAGTCAATTGGTTGTGGCTAAGAATGCCGAACTTGAGAAGGCTATCGCAAAAATGGACAATGACAAAGTTGAGTCATTAATCGTTGAAATTGGAAAACTTAAACAGACCCCGGCCCCTGATTATCTAGTCGAATTCGACATTAAAAAGGGCCGTGAAAAACTACAGGAATGGAAAAAATGGCAACAAAGCAGAGCGGATATACCTCTAAATACGTAATTTCCAAATACAAAACGACCGGAGTCACATTATCTCGGGCGTCTGTAAATGGTAAACACGCTGGAGAATTCATCGAAGCGAAGGACTGTGAAAAAGTTCTTGGAGAGTCTTATGTCTCATTGATTGAGAATAAGCCCGGTAATAAAAAGGACAAATAACTATGCGACGGGAGGTCAAAGTATCAACGAGCTATGAGTTTTTATTCAAGTTCTATACTAATGGCCTCCAGGTCGTTCCAGCATCGGCGAGTGCTATTCTATTGAATAGTGGTGGTACTGAGATATCATCGGGGGCATGTTCGATTGACGTGTCCAGCGGTGATGTTACATATACACTGTCAAGCTCATTGAATACCGAACTGGGTGAAAACTTCCGAGCTGAAATCACTTATAACGAAGAGGGCGAAACTAAATATTATTATGAGCTTTATACCGTAGTATATACGCCTCTCGTTTCGTTGTGTTCAGATGAAAACCTATTTGCTAAACTGCCTGAATTGAGAAATCAATCATTCGACAAGGTTGACCGAACAACTGAAACCGGATTTATCAATGAGTTAAGGTGTCTTAATTTAATCAGTGATACTCGGGAGTATGAAGGCGGAAAGCTGGAAATATACATATCAGACACCGAAACACATTCAGCCAGGGTTACCAGTTATGAAAAAACTTCTGGAAGTTGTATATTTTCACCGGCTTATACGTCTGCCATTGGTGACAATGTAACGTTTAAAATTCGGCCATCGTTTCAGTTTATTATTGACGATGCGTGGGAACAGGAAGTCCAGCGAGATATTAGAAACAGGATCGGGGTAGCGTCTCGGTTTATTGATTCCAACATTGTGACGAATTTAATCTGTTATAAAGCTCTCGAATTGTATTGTCTTTCACAGATTGAGGAAGAGGGTGATAAATGGTCTATTCGTGAGTTAAAATACCGCAAACGATACATGGGCGAGTTCACAGCCTTGAGCGAAGCGGTTGATACTAGCAACGACGGACAAATAAACGACACAGAAAACAAAGAGAAATCATCCACCGTGAATGTTGGTATAACGAGATAATATGTTTTACGATCAACTTATTAACTTACAGCGATACATTACTAAAGAGTGCGCTATAAAATGTATTATCGGTAATGATGTCCTCGGGCCGAATTCATACCCAGCCGTCAGGATTATACACACCAATAAAGGCACTTTTAACCGTAATACGCAACACGGAGGGAGCGCACATTTGCCCGTGACACTTGAGGTGGTCGCAGGGAGAAAAGAAGAGGCAAAGGTCTGGAAGGCCATGGACGAGCTTTTCACAAAGCTCAACAACTTCGAATCTGAAGAGGGTCATCAAATAGATGATGATTTCTTGCCGGGTTACGAAGAAAATACTTTTAAAATATTAATCGGCTATGACCTCATGGTTCGATTTTTAAATAAGCCATAACAGGAGTACACCATGGCAACATTAGACAGATTTTTTACCAGCCCCCAGGATATTGACCTCGCAAAAGATATGGTCGCGAAGCGGTCAGACATTTACATTCAGAAGGAAGAGTATTCCGGCTCGGCTGTTTATGGTTTGAGCGTTGGAACCTCTACATTAACGCCCGCCGTCGCCCCCGTTTGGGCCGCCGATGAGTTCAATAGTACGGTTGCCAAAAACCTCTACGTTATAGATGATAATGGAAAGGTTGCGACATGCTTAATTGACGACACAACCTTAAATCAGGACGTTATTTTTGACGAAGCTACCCTTTTACTAGAAGAGGATGGAACCACTGCGGCAACGTTGACTGATACGAACACCTATGATTTCAGAATCTTTACTCCGTGTTCAGTGGCTGGTCAAGTAAATGGCCCATTCTTTGGATATACTGAAGAGGTTGATTTAAACATCACTGACGAAGTAATGAAGTATAAGTATTCACAACCAGCTAAAACAATCCGAACCGACCTCAAAGAGAGAGTTGGAACGATTGAAGGCGCGACAATGAACACCACAAACGAGGATATGATCGCGGCTCTATTTGGTGCGGATCAATACGGAAGTCAAACCTCGCAATTTGCATATGGAGTTGGCTCAAATCCTTCGTTTAATAAGTTCTACCGCATTACTTTTGTAACGCGAGACGTGACCGGGCGGGTATTAAATACTATCGTTAGACGTTCTCAGTTGTTTTTGAATGGTGGAATGTTTAAGCCGTACCAAGATGGACACCTTGGAACACCTTTCAAGGGTGAAGTTATTTCCGACCTATTCTATCCAGAAGGTGCGGATATGGTTTGGATTCAGAGAGCCGATTAAGCATGGCATGGTGTATTTATTTATATCAGCACTCGCCGGACTTTTTCTCGGTTATGTCCTAAAACCTAAAACCAAAACAATTCAAAAGTTCTATCCCGTTGACTCATCGGGGATAGAAGTAAACCCGCCGAAAAACTTCATTGATATTTGGGCGGGTAAAACTCTAAACTTAAAGATTAAAGACCTTGAGGTCACAATACCGCCAATGCCAATTAACCAGGCGTTAAGTAATATCAGGCTCTTACAATCTTGTTATGCCTCACTTGAAGAAATAAGTAAATCAGACGATACACCCCTCGATAATAAACAAATTAAGGAACGGCAAGGAATAATCATTAATTTGTATCATGGCATTATTGGCATTATTTACCTATTGAGCCGTGACAGTGTTCATGGGTGGAGAGCGAGATGGAAATATAGCAGGAAACTAATGAAGGCTGGAATGGATAATCATGAGATTGTGTTATCCATTACTAATGAGATTTTAAAATATTGGTCCTTTCTGGGGCTAAAAAAAAAAGCCCTGGCGGTGGGAAAATGTTTCGAGGAGATTCATGGAGGCGGTTATACATGGAACAGCTCAGGAACGGGCGATCAACAGAAGATATTAATAACACCTCTCTACGAATTGCCCTTGAATACTCCGACGAAAAAAACGAACGAACCTATGAAGAAATAAAAGCGGCGGAAAAGAGTGCCAACAGATAAAATTGAGATTCAAGTCGAGGCCAAAGTAGGGTCAGCCATTAAAAATCTCGGGAAGGTCGAGAAGAAAGGCGAGAAGGCCGCGAAGTCTCAACAGAAATTAATGCAGGGATTGAAGGCTGGATGGCTAGGAGCCGCCGCCGCCGTTGCTGTTGTAGCTGGAACAATTAAAAAGACATTGACTCTATTCGCAGAGCAAGAAAGGGCAGAGAAAACCCTCGCCGCCGCAATGAAACAGGCTGGCACTTTCACAGAGGAAGCATTCCAACATAATTTAAAATACGCAAGCTCATTACAGAAAATGACCACGTTTGGAGATGAGGCCATTTTAAGCGTTCAAAAGATGCTTACTAACTTCGGTATTGAGGGCGAGACAATGGACAAGCTGACAAAGGCCACGTTGGATCTTGCCGCCGCAAAAGGAATGGATTTAAAATCAGCCGCCGATATTGTGGCGAAGTCGGTCGGAAGCTCTACGAACGCATTGTCAAGATATGGAATTGAAGTAACGGGGGCCGCAGGAAGTACGGCCAGAGCCAATCAAGCGTTTGACAATATAACTAAACTATTTGGAGGAGCCGCCGCCGCTGAAGTCGATACATTTAGCGGTAAAATAAAACAACTTTCAAACACGTACGGCGACATATTGGAGCTGGTTGGTGGTGAAATCGCCGGGAGTAGTGGTGGGTTTCTCGATTCATTAAACGAAATAGCGTCCTCTGAGAAGGTCTTCAATGGAATTATTCGCGGGTTGCGGTCGGTAACATTCCTTTTTCATTTTGCTACAATTACAGTTAAATCATTATTATTACCAATGCGTGCCGTCGGTGTTATCGGTCATGCCGCATTTACATTGATTGGCGGGTCTATACAGTGGGTTATCGGTAAATTTGAATTTTTAAGTAAAACTATAACAGCCGTCGGAAACGGCATGTCATGGATTGGTAAAAAGGTATCTACTGGATTTGGATTACTTGGAAGTGAGGGCGAAAAGAACATTGAGGAGTTGGATGAAAAAAGTCAAGGCGTTATTAAAAACTCTCTAAAGGTTTTAACAGAGGGGTTTTCAGGCTTAGCAACGGGAACGGCGTCAGATTATGGCAATTCGTTAAAAAACTTCTCGAAAATATTCGCAAGTCTTAAAGAAGAAAGCGACGCCGCAACAGAATTAGTATTAGCAAACAATGAGAAAATGACTCAAACAGGTGACGGCAAAGGAAAGCCGAAAAAAGCGATTGACCCAGAGAAGCAACTCGCGGCCCTTGGAAAACTTAACGACGAGATAACAAGCCGTGAGGCGTCAATGTTTGAGAAGCGTCGTGAAATGCTCGACGAATTCGCCGAATTTTACGCTGGAAACTCTGAAATATTAGGACAGATTGACGCCCTCAGGCGAGAGAACACCGAACAGGAAGAGGCCGCCGCCCTCGCAAGGAAAAAAGCACGTATTCATCAAGGTACTAAAATGTTCGGTCAGGGTGTTGACGCCGCAAAGCAATTAACGGGGGCAATGTTTGACGCTCAGATTGCCGCCGCAGAGGGCAACGAAGCTAAACAAAAACAGTTAAAGAAAAAACAAGCGAAAGCAGACAAGGCGTTTTCAGTGTTTCAGGCTGGTATGAATATAGGAACAGCCATCGCATCGGCGTATGCTTTTACTAAAGGCGGTCCAATTATTAAAGGAATTGCCGCCGCTATTGCGGGGGTAGCCGCAACCGCTAATTTTGTGAAGGTTGCCGCGACACCTATTCCTGCCTTTTTTCAGGGAACCTCACCAGGTGGATTTACTACGAGCGGCCCTCAATTGATTCAGGTTGGTGATAATGCTAGCGGTCGAGAGCGTGTCTCTGTTGAGCCGTTAGATAGTACCGAATCAGCCGGAGGCGGGGGAAATACTTATATTTTCCACGGAGTAGAGGATATTGTCGAGGCGGCGAACCAAGCAAAACAACGTACGGGCGTTAATATTTTCGAGGCATAATATGGCAACATTTCAGAATGATTTAGGTGACTCACTTGAGATTAAATATGTCGATGAAGTGATAGAGCCGGGAATAGAGAAGGCGTCATCTTTGACAAGTGGGTCAAGGTCAAAAGAACAAGTTGCCGGAGAGCGTTTAAAAATGGCAGGTAAGGCCAGAGCAACGGTTGCGGAAATGCGGTCATTGTTGGACTTATTAAAAAACCCTCGAGCGAGATATTTCTTTTATACACCGGAAGAGGATCACCCGATTTATACAGGACTCGAGAAGCCTTTCGCCGCTCGAATTTATAACGTGAAATCACAATGGGATAATCGAAGCGTACATTATATTAAGTTCAATGTTCAATCGGTGGAGCTGATATAATATGAGCGTTCAGGCATCAACAGACGAGGCGACAGAATTCATAGCTGAAACGCTCCAATCTGATTCATGTGTAGGACTTGTCCAACTTGAGAAGTGGAATATTCAAAATCAGATATGGGAGATAATAAACGATGTTGATGTGGGTAGAGGTATCGACTTTAGTCAATCAGCGAAGGTGGAAAAATACTCTACGTATGGATTAACGCCAGAGGCGGGGGAAATACAATTTTCTGTTAATAACTTCCTCGGTCAATATTCGCCAGGAGCACCAGGAAAGTTTGCAGATTTTCTACAGATAGGCGACAGGGTGCGGCTTCGTGGTGGATATTACGTTCAAAGCGAGACAACCACGGTCGAAGAGGATTTGAGTATCGCGGGTATTTCATCCGACTTCTATTATACGATTGCAAACAACGGCAATATTTGGCCTGATATGAACAACTCATCTGGTAGGGTTGATGACTTCTTTACTGATTTTTTCAGGGTCGGGACTGACTTAACATACGCTGATTTGTTCGGGTCTTCTGACGGGTATACGCCATCTGGCTATTGGTCATATACGTATGATACAAATTATATATCGGCGGCTGTATTTACGAATTTCAAAGTGAGCGCGAATACTGCCGGGTGGCGGGTTTATTATAGAGCATACAACGGCCCGTCTGATATCATCCCCAAAATAGATTCAACCTCATGGACATTGGCGGGTCATACTATTAACGGCGAGGCGTCTTTTGATATCTCTCAATCTAAACGATATTTACAGATTGCAGTACTTTTCGATGGTATTACATGGACTCAGAATGCCCAAATAACGGGCGGTAGTGTCAAGTATACGACTTATATTGAATGGTTGTATAATTCAGTGTATACCCTTGACAAAGTCGCTTACGACGAACCACAGGCCCCAAATATACCACAGATTAAATGCACAGGGCATGATGCTTATAAGAAAGCAAACGACATGTCAACGACTTTAAAAGACTTGACTGGTTTAGGGTTGGATGATTTGGTCAAATATTTATGTGATTATTGCGGTATTTTATACAGTTCGGACTCGATTGCTGATTTGAGTAGTTTCGGAGATAGAACACTTGCAACGGGTTTGGACTCAAAAAAGAAGGTATCCGATGTTTTCGCATGGGTCATGGCCATTCTGAATAAAGACGGCTTTAAGTACACCATGTATTTGAAATATGATGAGACGCTCGACGATAATATAATGTTTGTTCAATCGGCCCCTGCTTTATACGAGGCTGACTTTGTATTTGATTATCGGAATTACAACAAAATAGGGAGCCGTGAAAAAGATAATCAGAGTCAGACTCAGCGATTAACTGTGAAGGATGACGCTGGAGACAGCGAAACCGAGGAAGTATTAAGTGTGGATGTTTTTACTGGAAATGGAGAGATTAATCTCAAATGGGTGGATAATGCTCAATCCAAATGGCTCCAATTTTCCCAAACTAATGGTTTTCATATTGACGTTTTAGAGTGGAATACTACTAATATAAAGCTCGAAGTATCTAATCACCCAGGTGGAGCGGTTACCGTTACAACTCACGGCAAAAAATGGGACACACCACCAACCTATCAAGGCGAATATGCGAACGGGCCAAATATGCTTAATCGGCTCGGTCAACAATTGACGCTCGAAATACCGATTTTAATCTCAAACACAGAGGCGAGGGATGTGGCAAAGGGACTGACTGACAAATACGGCGGTCTATTCTGGAGCATTAAAAGGCTCTCATGGCCTTACATCAATTTTTTCGTTGAATTAAATGACATGGTCATGATGTGGACTAGGTATCTATGGATGGATGACCTCCATTTTGTGGTTAAAATTAATCATCATTGGGATATGAGTAATAATCCCAGTCAGAAAACATCGTATCAATTACATGATTCAGGGCTTAATTTCAGAGATTTGGGAAGTTTTGTATATGATAACGACAAACATTCGATAAAAGGACAACAAATATTGTATAATACGGGGTGGGTTCATGATATGGCGTATACCACCTTGCAGACGGACGCAGATATACCAGATTCAGAATTTCATTATGATGTAGACGAGGCATAACACATGGCGGCAACTAAAATATTAAACTCGGAAATGATAAACGTTCCTTTCCAATCTCCCGTCTATTCTCGGGCTCATCGGGAAAACTACAAAACCCTACAGAATCATTTCAATGAATTGTATGACCGTATCACGGAAGTAGCCACGGCAACACCGAGCGGGACGGAAGTAACCGACGCGAGAGATTATGCCACCGTCTTACAACAAAGAAACCAATTAGCTGGCCGTTTATGGTCCAACGAAGTGATTGACGGCTTAGCAGTTGCCGAACAATCAGTACCTGATATGACAGTCCAGATTGCGGCTGGTAGTGCTTCCATTAATGGTACGCTTTGTTATAGGGCCGCATCAAGTAATACGGGCACAATCACAGCTCCCACGAATTCCAGATATGACGTTGTTGTCCTTAATTCAGACAACACTATATCAGTATCAACGGGCAATGATAGCGTTAATCCAATTTTACCAGCAATATCCGTCACTCAAAGGCCACTCGCGATAATATCCTTAACTAGTACCGATGTCACAATAACCAGCTCCATGATAACGGCATGCAAGGCTCAGGGTGCTATATCGACTGACAATACCAATACAGATAAATGGCATTGGTATATTCAGGACGCTATCGACGCTATTGACAACGATTCCGGCGGTACGGTAATTGTAAACCCAGGCAAGTATTACGAAGAAATTGATATCACTGGTAAAAATTATCTAACCATTGAACTTTCCCAGGGGGCAAAGTTGTATCGGCAAGCACCGACAGCCGAGGTATTATTGAGTATAAACACGGTAGGAAACGAGACAACGGGCAACCGCATCATCGGGGGTTCTTTTTTTGGAAACTCTAAAGCGGGAGCCAAGGAACTTGTTTCGATTGACTATACTGATAATTTTATATGGCTCGATTCTGTCTTAGATGATAACGCCATATCAACGGCGACGTATAAATTATTCACGATAGATAATAGTGATGGATTTCACCTCAAATCTCTCGTATATAGTGACTCCACCAATTCAAATATAGCCACCTCAAGCGGGTATCTGGAAGACGGACACCACAAAGGCGAGGTTGTTTTTTGTGGGACAACTGGTGAAAAAGCAAGCATGCTTAAAAATGGATGGCTCGAATTATCTGCCGCTGATGCTAGGTTCCCGAGGGTTAATAATGCGGCGGCTGGCGGTACGGGTGGATCTGACACGAAAGATTTAGAACATAATCACAAGTGGTATACATTTACAGGTGAAGATGCGTATTCAGGACTTGATAAGAATAGCGGGGTAGATGATGGAGCATCGTCTTTTGATGTTGATGGAGTTGAGCAAGATTGGCCTACTGGTGGTGGGAGTCTGGAAGTTGATCAATGGACAGCAAATGGGAGTTCAGCAACTCAAGATATTAAACCAGCATATTACGAACTAATAGCACTTATTCATAGGTAAAAATTAATGAAAAAAATAATTCTCATCATTCTATTTCTCGTCGGTTGTAATACACTCCCGGCACAATATACGAATATTCCCGTCAGGTCAAATCTATCGCCGATAATTATAAGCTCAGACATGAACCAAGCCATGGAAAACATGCGATATTTAGGCGGGTATATTACAAACATTTACACGAATTTTACTATTCCAGACGGCGACCAAAACGGAATATATAATGTTTATTGTTATGGTACGAATCTAACTATCACTCTTCCTCTAGCATCAAATAATGTGGCGAAACGAATCACAATAATGAGGCCAGAGGGTAGCGGAGGTTTAGCAATAGAAGCTCAGGGAGTTGATACAATTAATGGATTATCTTCAAACGTACTCTCGAATGCTTTCGATTATCGTTCATTTTATTCTGACAACTCGACATGGCTGATTGATTCCAGTGTTGGCGGTGACGGAATATTTCTACCATTAGCGGGTGGAACGATGTCAGGCGATATAAACATGGGCAGTAGTTTTATATCAAATGTGCCCGAGCCGACGCATTCAAATCATGCTGTAACAAAGTGGTATAATGACAATGCTACAAATGGAATACCCGAGCACATGTCAACTTTATATGATATGACTAGAGGTGGTGGTTTGGTTTCTTTTGGGCGAGAAGTTCGCATTGGGCTAAATCAGGCATTTCCGCAGACGTTGGCCGCATATGGGTCGATTGAAGCATATAAGAATATAGGGTTTAAAACTACTGGATTAACAATTAGTAATATTGCAGAGCCAACGTATTCAAATCATGCCACGACAAAATTCTATGTTGATTCAGCTACAAACGGTTTAAGCGGTGGAGGCGGGGGAGTATCATCAACTCCAATTACATTACGTGGTAATGCCTATGTTAAAACAAATATAACCGGCTTTCTATCGCCTGCCGATACTTCTATAAAGTCTGTAAGGGCAACTGTTGGAACAGCACCAACAGGCAGAGATATATTAATTGATTTCACAACAGG